TCTGTTACTTGACCTTTTGCCATTTTCTTTCCTTTCGTTTGTCCTACATGTAAATTATGACATAACGGGGGTTTAGTTGCAACTCAATTGAGTAACAGCGTGTTTCGCTTTGCACTTATCGCAAACCCAGTCATCTCCATAAACTTCATACTCTGCTGAGTCATAGAAACGTTGTTTTGCGCCACAGTCATAAACGCACCCAACAATGAAGATTTCCTCTAAGTCAATTGCCATGATCATGCCGCCTTTCGTTCGATTTTGACGTTTTTGAAGTCCTGATACATGAACCCACCATTGTTACCGCCAACTTTGAAGTTCTCGATCATTTGATCAACGTTTTCTAATACGTTGTAGCGTTTTGTCTTTGCTGGCTGGTTGTAACCTTCTGGCTTGAAGACATCGCCTGTTTCACCATCGATGAAAGCAACAACTCCACCGCGTCCGTAGAATTCCCAACCTTTTTCGCGACCATAATCAACTTGCTCGTTCTCACTCATGATCACTACATACTTGCGTTTTGCGATCGCCTTATACTCCGCTTTGTATTGTGCGCCCCATGCAGGTTGAAAAACCACCTTTGTTGCCTCATTAGCGAAGACATTTGCTTGATTGATTACTTCTTGTTTCATTTTGACTCCTTCGTGGTTGATGTCCTTACAAATGAATTATGACATAACCCCCGTTTAGTTGCAACTCAGATAAGTAAGATGTCGGTATTTCTTTTTGGCGTGTTGCGTTATACGATCAACCTATGACCACACTTCTACGACAAAACTCTGAACTCCGCGCTGACGGAATCTTCAACTGGACACTACCTGCGTTTGCTGTCACTTTGACCGACGGAACGAACATGAACGTTTGCCCCAATGCTGGTGCTTGTGCAACTGTCTGCTACGCCCGAAACGGCACTTACCTGTTCTCTAACGTCAAAGGTGCGCACATGAGAAACCTCGAATGGGTCAAGAATGATTTGATCGGTTGGAAACTTGCCATGATCGAAGAACTTAGACATAAGCGTTATGCACCGACTGGCAAACTTGCTCGCTTTTATCCGTTACTCGATCAACGCAACTTCACGAATTGGCAGAAGTTATGGACTGATAACGGCGGTAAGGCAATTCGAATCCATGACTCAGGTGATTTCTTTAGCAAGGAGTATTTCGACGCATGGTTAGACATTGCGAATAAGAACCAGCATTTGTTGTTTTACGCTTACACCAAAGAGGTTGCGATGACTAAGGAGTATTTAGGGTTTCCTGACAACTTCATACTCATTTACTCAATGGGCGGTAAGCAAGATCATTTGATCGATGTTGAAGTCGATCGTCATGCAGAGGTATTCCCGACAATGGACGAACTAATTGAATCAGGCTATACCGATCAAGAGGAATCAGACATACTCGCCGCATTGATGCCATCAAACAAGGTGGGAATCGTTGCAAACAACATTGCTCACTTCAAGAAAAAGATGGATGGTAAGACATTCGGTGGCATGCAACATGATCGAGATGAGAAACGATCAAACAAATTGGCAAGCGCGGTAATCCCCGCGTAAAAGGATTACCGCGCCTTTCTGCCCCGAGAAGGAAACGACGTGTCTACTTCGTCTTTTCCAAAGCAATTACTGTGCATCGTGGTTTATCTTTGACCAATTCCTCTAACACTTCATACGCTCGATCTTTGCGATCAGATGCTAGGAAAGTTTCAAGCCAAGGTGTTCCATTACCCTCAACGCCCATTGCATACCATTTGGTCAATAAGGAAACGTTACTCATTTCCACCAACCCTTTGCCGAACCATACCCATAGATGCCAAAAGCAATGCCTATGGTGTCAATGACGGCAATCCAAATAAGAACGATGTAGACGATCATCAGTAAAGCAACGACCTATGGATAGCGTCGTTCATCATGTCGGTGATTATCTGATCAATCTGATCTTGGTTGATGTTTTGCTTGATTTCAGCCCACATCTCATTGGTCAATGATCGATTTCCATGAGTGATCATCTTGACTCGTTCAGATGCTAAGTCGCGATCAGCATGAAAGACGAATCGAAAGTCATCTGCTTTGACTATGTTTGTTTTTTGATCTTCGAGAAAGAACTTCCAGTAATCAAGTGCATGATCATCAAGGTCTTTCAATTCAATACTGTTTCGTGCCATTTGTTACTCCCTTGTGGTTAGGTTTCGCAAAGCATAACGCCCGTTGTGCAACATTTCAATCATTGAAACAAGTTATTTTAGAAACGCATGTCCCATTCATTGCCTTGCTTGAACGAGATAGGCATAACTGCGTCAGGCGATGTAGAACCTGGGGGATCATAAATGGCAAGCAATACGGCTTCCGCACGATCGGGAGAAGGAATACCTCTACGCTTCATTTCAGCCTTTGACTCAATCTTGATGCGACCTGCTGAATCACTCGAATAAGTCGGTCCTGTCATTTGTGCGTTTGTTCGATGATCAACGTCTAGTCGGACATCTTGTGTGCCATCGGGTTTTGGTTGTAGCAATGATCGACCATTCCACCACATTTCAGCACGTTGGTTAGCAAGTCGGTTATGATCGCGAGCGCGTTCGGCAACATTGACCGCAATAATCTTTGCCCCATGCCTTTGCTCAACGCCCCATGCTTTGAGGATCGACGATACGCCCCAACCCACGCCAATAGAGTCGATTTTGACTCGCACTTGTTCGTCTATCTGTCGTGATTTATGAACTCGCTCTGCTTCGAGTATTTGAGTGAGGATAACTCCTGCGACATCAACGGCGTTAGCGTTTGCTTTTCCGCTTGACTTGTGGCGAATTGAACAACGCATGCCGTCTGCCCACGCGACCACAAACTCGTCTCCGCCATCTGCCGCAATGTCAACGCCCAATCTAATCGCACCTTGTTCTGGAAGTTCATTGTCTGCGCTCGCCTCAATCCATGAAAGGGGAATAACTTTGTTTGCAACAACTGACGGGAATCGTGCGTGAACACGCGCTTCAACAAACGCAGATTCATCGCCAAACTCTCTGATCACGTCGTCTACCCATGTCTGATCAACTAAGTGTTCGGCAACAGGGTGAGGGGTGACGTTTGCAGGGCATGACTTACATGCTCCCGCTTCTTCGCCTGTGAAGTTTGGGGTGTCATAAGCACTAATCGGAATGACGTTGTATAGATCAGATGAACAAGCGCGTTCGAACCATGATCCTTCTGAATCCGTAGGTGGGTTTCCTAGAATCAATAAACGAGTGTGTCCACCAGTCATGAGTGATTCCAATGCCGCGCCTAATACAGGCGAGATTCCACCTGCCTCATCAACAACAACCAACAAGTGCGGTGCGTGAATACCCTGAATTGCTGTTTCATCATTATCGCCAGCCGAGAAGCCGTAGGCAACCATTTCCCCATTGATCTTCCACTCAACTGTGTTCACTTCGCCTTGCATGTCAAGTTTTTTTGCCACTTTACGAATGTGAGGCCATAAGATGTTTCGAACCTGTCTAAACGTTGTCGCTGTCGTTACAACCTGCGCTGTGCCAACAGGGTGAACAGCAACCCACCATGCGATCGCTCGGGCGGCTATGTGGGATTTTCCGGGGGCGTGGCATGCGGGAACGACTGTTCTTTTATTATCGATCAACGAGTTTAGAATCTCTTTTTGCTTTGACCATAGAGTTTCGCCTAATGCTGTCTGAACGAATCCAACGGGATCATCTTCATACTTGCCGTAGGAATTTGAGACCTTCTGTTCAATGAATGTGTTTAGGAGTTCACGTTCTTCGAATGAAAGGCGTTTGAGTATCTCGGTGCGTTGATCACTCGATAGCGTCAACAACTTCTGAATCGCTTGACTCATTTTCAACCACCACCTCTCCGATCAATGCCGCAATCTTTGCCTCTAATGCACCAACAGTCACGGACATCTCAATAGGCTTGCCACCTTCGCCTGTGATCTCTGTTTTCAATGTTCGACCAAACTGTTGAGGCGCGGTTCTTTCAAGCCACCATGCCGCCGCTTGCCATGTCCCCCCTCTAGCCGCCGTATTGATCACAGCGACATTTCGAACCAATGCCTCACCCCTAGCCTTTTTTATAGCGTCCCATAACTCCAAGTATGGTGTTTCTGAGCGTGTAGGTTTCATGCCTTGTTCGATGTTTTCGTGTTCCTGTTGCCCTCGATCAAGCCATCGGTAGACAGTTGACTTGCCTACGCCCGCAAAGTCACAAGCATGCTCAATGTAATTGCCCGCCTGTAATGCCTCGATCAACCGCCCGACTCGTGGATCGTCGAGAGGAATGATTTTGCGACCGCGTTGTGCCATGCCTAATGCTACCCCTGTTTAGTTTCGTTGATTAGAAACAAGATTGAGGAACTCACTACGCGTTTCATGTTCATCGCGGAACACGCCTCGCATAACTGATGTTCTCATACTTCCATCTGTTCGAACGCCTCTCATCGTCATGCAAGAGTGTGAGCCGTCTGCAACAACAGCAATGTCTTGCGTTCCCATGATTTCGCTCAAACGATCAGCAATGTCTGAAACAAGTCGTTCTTGTAATTGAAGTTTGTGTGCCTGTTCATGAGCGATACGAGCGAACTTAGACAATCCAAGAACCTTTGATCGTGGAATGTAACCGATGCTAACTGTTGCACTAAACGGGAGTAAATGATGTTCACAAAGCGACCACACCTTCATTCCTGTCACCGCAACCATTTGATCGCTGTCTTTGATTTCAAACGCAGTTTCAACTTTCCCCGCGTCATAATCCATAAACTCTTTCCACCACTTTGCATACCGCTTAGGAGTATCAATGATTCCTTCGCGATCAGGGTCTTCACCTATTGCGATCAATAATTCACGCGTGAGTGCTTCGACCTTATTTACATCTACTGCCATTTAGCGAGCCCTTTCTGTATTCCAAATAAGCACATGGAGTCTAGGCGAGATGTTCCAACCGCGAGTGATCGCTTCATCGGCAAGCCTGTTCATAACTTCCATCTGTGCAAGTTGTGACGTTCCTTCGGGCATAATCCATACTGCCTTGCGTGGGATTTTGAATTGAGTAATGATCTCTTCAATTTCATCAAAATCGCTTACCCATTGGCAAACAAACTTGAAAATTGCTCGATCTTCTCCCGCTAAGTAGGCAAATGACTCCAATGCCTTTGTTCGACGTGTTGCGAGTAAATCGCCAGCGTGAGCGAGTTTTGGGCTAACGCAGAACATGTCTACCGCATTGATCGTCTTGATGTTGGGAAGAATCGTGCCGTTCGTTTCAACGTCGATGTCTATGTTCCCGATCGATGCCTTCAAGTCCCAAAGTGCTGTCTGTTGCAACATGGGTTCGCCACCTGTCACGATGATGCGATCGACTTCCATTGCCTTGATCAAATTAGCAAGATCGGCAACTAATGTCTTATGAGATTCCTCTTTACGATCGAACCTATCCCAATCCCATGAATAAGGCGTGTCACACCATGAGCATGCAAGATTGCATCCTGCCAGTCGAACGAATCCGACTCGTTGCCCTGTATGTATGCCTTCGCCTTGAATTGTAGGACCGAAAATTTCATTTAGGTTGACCCAGCGTTCTTTACTTGTTTCAACATCGCTCATGGAATGTAAATTGCAGAATTTGCGCCATGTTCTGCTACCTCTACTTTCACAACTCGACAACGCGGGTAGAATCCGTCACGCTTCAAGACTTCCATTGCTAGTTCATAACCAAGCGCGGCAAATTGCTCACAACCCGTTTTTGGCAATGTAACTAACTCTAGAACGCCTAATCGATCAAGGTTCTGGAATTCAAATAAGTAAGGATCATCTTCTGCTACAACTGTTTTATGATCAAACGTCTTTTCTAGCATGTTTTTCAATGCCTTCAAGCCGCCAAAGTCAACTACCCAATTGCGATGATCAAGTTCAGTCGCCTCAAAAGTGAATGTGAAAGCGAGCGCATAGCCATGAAGCAGGTTGCAATGAGAGTCGGCTTTCCATTGACGGAACGCACAACTAAACCCGACTTCATGACCATAACGCTTGGTCGATCTAAACACGTCGTTTTTCAATTTCTGCTACCGCGAACTCAATTCCATCTGCATAGACTGTTGGATCGTCAACCTTTGCATCGATAAATGCTTCAATTCGCTCAACGCATGTTCCACAACGACCGCAATGAACTTCGCCGCCCTTGTAACATGACCATGTGTTTGCATAGTCAACGTGTAACTCATGTCCATAAGCCGCAATGTCTGCTTTTGTCTTTTGGATAAATGGTGCTTCAAGTCGGAAGTCAGGGTGTGCGTGTCCTTCTGTTCCAGCCTTGAACGCCGCTTGTAGAGGTTCAAAGAATTGTGGTCGGCAGTCAGGGTAGATGTAGTGATCGCCTGAATGGATACCCGTTGCAACGAGTTCACAACCTTCTGCCACAGCAATTCCTGTTGCAATTGAAAGCATGATCGCATTTCGGTTAGGCACAACAGTTTGACGCATTGTTTCTTCTCGATAGTGACCATCAGGCACTTCGCCGCCTTCTGCTGTCAATGCCGAACCATGTAGCAGATCGGACATAAAGCCCATGTCTACGATCGTAAAATCTGCATTGATCTTTTGAGCAATTACTTGCAAGAAATCTAATTCCTTAGCATGACGCTGACCATAATTGAACCCAATTAGGTGAACGTCCATTCCTTGTCTGTGGTAATGCCATGCGAGTGTTGCGCTATCCATGCCGCCTGAGGCGACTACTGCCGCTTTAGCCATTGACGTATTCCTTATCTAATCCTTTTGAGCGTGAGGCAACTGATGTCATAACCAAACCGCCACGCGCTTGTTGTGTTGTTTTTACTTCAACCCAATGTGCGTCTAACACTTCAAATAAGTCTGATGCGATCAATGCCGTAATTGCTTCGCCAAAGATGCCTTCATTTCGCCATTGCATCAAATACAATTTGAGCGACTTTGACTCAACACAACGCTCGTTAGGTGAGTATTCAATAACTACTGTGTAGAGATCGGGTTGGTTTGTTACTGGACACAACGCGGTAAATTCGTGTGTTTCAAACTTGACGTGATCAACATGTTTTGGGGCTGGAAAGAACTCCAACTGATCTTTTGTTAGCGATCCGTCTACTTTTTGACCAAGAATGGTCAACTGGCTTGTTTCTGTCATTTTCTTCTCCTGTTTTTTGTAATGAGGGTTTTCCTAGATACCTCGTTTAGATTCCTGCTTTATTCATCAAGTGCGCGATCAACGCCCCTGCTTGTTCCTTTGGTTCATCTGGCAAGTCGCCTCGCAACTGTGCCAAATAACCTTTCCATCGTGCCTCATCTTCTTCATTGAGAAGTGCTGTCACGCGGAAACCATCGCCATCTGCGTTGTCAAACTCTTTGTCTGTTGACCCTTTTTCAAATTGATCCCAGTCAAAGTCAGACATTCCCATAAGTTCTTTGAGTTGTCCTTCTGTGTATGGCAATCCTGTGAGCAGATCATCGCCTAAGTCAATTGAAAGTTCTTTCAACAACCCACCTAAATCGGCTAAGTCAGCGCGACCGCGTGTTTCGTTCATGATGATCGTCAATTTCTTTGCTTCCGTTTCGCTGACATTCAAAACAATGCAAGGAATTGTCTTTGCTTCCACAAGTGAAGGAACATTGCCTTTTGCTTCAATTCCATCCTCGCCAATCTGACGCAACGCTTTCCAACGATGCTCGCCATCGATAATTTCATGGCGGTCATTGATCTCTCGAACGAGAATAGGCGCAATAAATCCGTTTTCGCAGATAGATTCGATCTCCGCTTGATACTGACGTTCGTTCTGCTTATTTGGGTTCCAAGGATTCGGGTCAATTTCATTGATCCCTAAATGCTTGATAGTCAGTTGAGTTGCTTTTGCCATGTCAGTCCTTCCAATTGATTCCGCGCTTACTCCATAAGTTCGTCATGGAATCGCCTACTCGTATTAGGTTATAGATACTTTCTCTTGCAAAGAAATGAAGCGCATCATTTGACTCGCTACCGCTAGGTCGCTTGCTCATGATCGTGTCAATTCCCACAATTCTTCCGCGTTCATCAACATAGCCTCCATAGCGAAAAGGATTTACCCACGTTGACGAATCCCCAGAATAGTAGGGAAAATTGCGCACCATTTCAACACTCGTAACCGCGAGTCCATGCGTTCTAGGCAATTTATCTTTGCCGCATTTTTCGACTAATGCGCTCAAAACGACTTCTTGCCACTCGACTTTGGCTTTCAAATGCTTATCGTTGCGGGGCGAGATGCCTAAAACGCCATTTTTGGGAAGGCGATCAACTAAATCATTCAAAAACTCTTTTGGTTCGTCTTGGTGGAACACTTCCATGACATCAATTCCTCGACCGCGTAAGTAGTCAGCGTTCTTGATCGATCGCTTCATGCCTTCAATTCGTTCTTTTTCAGTTGAGGTGCGACCTTTCTCGCCCGGAATTACGTCAAGATTTACCGATAACACGCGTGGAAACTTCTTTGCTTGCGATAATGCCCAATCTGCATAAGCACCAATGTCTACTTGCTTTCCGACGTTCCATGCTGTGAACGCGCCTGAATCTGTCATGACATACTCAGGTTTGTAAGTCAACGTGTCTAATGCTTTTGCGTATGGGAAGGCAACAAGAATGTTTTTCGGCTTGACTTCATTGATGATCGCAGAGTGTGTAGGTGAAGTTCCCAAAGCAAAAGTCATGCGCATACTCTCACCCTACCCTAGTTTGGCAATTCTGAGATCGGTAGCATTAGCAATTTTGCTATGTGTTCAATCTCTTTGCCTTCGGGCAATTGATCAATCCATTCAAGTAATTTCTCGGATTCGACTGGTACGAGATGTTGTCCCACTTTCAATTTGATGCGTTTTGTCGCTTTTGCTCTTGCCTCTAATCCCGAGAAAAGATCGTTCATGTCCTCAGAATCCCAACCCGTTCCTTGAAGGTCGCGAGTATCGATCATTGTTTGTCTGAGTAATGCCTCATCGTATGTAGCAAGATCGGTTGTGCGGTTATCGACCAACACAATTCGAGTCGCGGTTTCCGCGTCAACATCGACCCAACTGACTGCGATCGATTTCCACCCTAATGCTTTTGCCGCCGCCCAAGTGTGATTACCAACGAGTATTTCCCGATCTTTTCGGTTGACGATAATGGGTCTAAATTGACCTAACGTTGAAAGGCTTTCGCAAATTGAACCAATGTCGCCTTCGCGAGCGTTCAAGAAAAAAGGTTGAACTGAATCAATTGGCAAAGATTGTGTTTCTAAAATGGCAAGTTTGGGATCAGGCGAAAAGGCTAGTTTGCGTGTTTTTGCTTTTGTTGTGAGTTCAATGCCTAATCGACTTCCAATCTGACGCGGAATCTTTGCTTTTTGTCCACCGCACTCTTCAAAGATTTTGTCATGCCAAATCTCCCATGCAAGGTGATCAACTTTGTATGTGAACCCACCGCAAATTACTTTCTTTCTTGGTTTGACTTCTTTTGGCGCGGGTTTTGTAAATGAAAGTTCTTTATCTAACATGCGTGGAATTGCGTCATAACCTGTTGCGATCAAGTCGGGAAGCGAGCGCAAAAGGTCTGCAAGGATGTCGTTTTGATAACTGCCAAGATCGGCTGTTCGATTATCTGCTAACACTACCTTTCGGCAAAATTGTTCATCACCATCAACCCATGTAACTGCAATGGTTTCCCAACCTAAATCCTTCACCGCTTGCCACACATGATGCCCTGCTAAAACTCGACGTGTGCCTTTGTGAACAACGATCGGACGATACTGACCCAATCGCCTTAGGCTTTCTTTTATTGTCCCGAGATCGCCTATACGGGGGTTGTTCGGGAACGCTTCTAGCGATGCAACATCAACATTCTCGCCTTGAAGGTTTGAAGTCATTTTCATTCAGCGTTCGAATCTTTTTTCTTCTTCGTTGTAGGGGGAAATAAAATTTTGTAGACGCTTTGATCAGTTGTTCCCATAGCCTCTGCAATTTTTTTGAACGTGATTCGTTCATCTGATTCTGTTGATCCATACTGACATCGAAGCGCAACAACAACATCTTTTCTATCTTTGCTAAGACGTGCAATTGCTTCTTGGTGTTCACGCATTTCTTTGGTTATTGATGCAACACGATCAAGACCATCTTGCCCTGATTTCAAAATTACAACTTCTCTTATAGTCATTTATTACCCCTCTTGCGTAACCCCATGTAGGTAGAGAACCATAGCATTTTTCCCGCGTTGTGGTCGAAGGAATGTAACTGATCTTAGATACTGCGGGGAGTCATCGTCAAGCACACCAACATCAACAATTCCATCGATCGCCGCTTTTGATGCGGGGTTGCATGATGCAACATCTTGAAACACCCCACCTTTTTGCCAAGGTTCAATTGTGATCGTTGCCCATTTGAGTTTGGGTATCTTTTGTGTTTTTGCTAAATAGAAAAACGCTTCACGCCATTCTTTTACATTTTTTGCACGTTCCCAACGATTACCAGCGCGCTCGCTGTTTGTTGTCCAAGGTCGTGCGCCGTATTCAATTCGATAAGTGATCATTTGACTCGAACATCCGTCAGCGCATTGATCGCCCAAAAACGCGCCACAAGTTATGCAAGGTTTAGGCGGGTTTGTATGTTCCGTCATCTGTGAGAAAGACATACTGAAACCTATCACCAGTCTGCTGAGGATTTGCTATTTTGACCACAACTGTTGCGGGATCATCATTTCGATAGCATAACCAGCCGTCTTCATAGGACGATGATCGATTTGACTCAATCCAGCCATGACATCCCGTAGTGCCTGATCCGCATAACGCCAAAAGGTTCGAAGGCAAATTGAGTTCAACGCGATCAGAGCCGCCCATGCCTCGAGGAATCCGATGATGTATTGAGTAAAACATGTCCATTCCGAGTAAGTTGCCGCAACGCTCGCAACTGTTTCTAGCCCTGTCAAGAACGATCTCTCGAACCTCTTTAGTAGGACCAGTAGAACGCTTTGCAGGCGATTTGCGGGTTGGTTTTTGTAGCACTTGATAACTTTATCATCTATCTAGGCTTGTGGCTTCTACGAACCCAGAGGGCGTGATTAGAGATAGCCTTGTCTTGATCTATCTCTAACTTCTCGTCACCCTTCGGTGCGGTCATGTCAATAGGTCGTATTCACTACAAATACAACAGTTGCGCTATTTACATAATTGACTTGTGATCATGTCTAGGCAACTCGTTTTAGACACCTCAATTATGTTCGCGGCTTATCGTGTCGCCGCTACGCTCTACATCATCATTGCAAAGCAAAACTCAC